CTTCCCTAGTTAACTTCTTCTTGCCTTCGTTCTCTAGTTCTTCAGCAAGCTTGTAAATAGCAGTCGCATATCCTTCCTCAAACGCCGCTTCAATAGCACCCTTTCTTGCCGTAATGTCCGCTAACTGATTTTCAAGATAAGCTCTATATCCCCCAAACATAGTCAAGAACTCCTCCAATTGCTTATTGTCTACATTCATTAGATTGGTAAAGTCCAGTCCATACTCCTTAGTAATCTCTTTACCTAATGGTGGCACAGAAAGTTCTCCTACGAATTGGTCTGCTTCCGCAAGTGCTTTAAATGGTGACCACTTAGTCTCCTTTTTTTCCATCTTCAACGTCATTTTTCCCTCCTGCACGGACAATATCGCAATCCGGTACAAACTCTAGGTTGTTCAGTCATATTCATAATCCGCTCGCAACGTTCTTTAATTGCTTCCCAAACCCCCACATCTCTTTTAGTTGAAAATGCTTTAACCTTCTGGTCATCCTTACATTCATATAACACGATACCGTGTTCCCGATTCATTAAATTCAAATATAATTGAGTCTGGATATAGTGATCATCTTTAGGTTTTTCTAGGGTAATGAAACCGCGTTTGTTTATGGACTTTAGCTCAACAATGGCTACTTCATTTTGTTCATGCTTAATTAAAAAATCGAGTCTTCCAGAAATGGGAGGAGAATCACACTTAACGGGAAGCTCCGTTCCTAGGAGAATTCCCATACTTGTGAAATATTTTTCGTACCTATGTCCTAGGTAATCACCGCAATCAAAAATACGCTTTGTGTTGGCATCAATTGATTGTTCGTGAACTAAACCAAAATAACTGTTATACAAAAATCGGTCACATGGACTTCCTAAAGAAGATGGATAAAATACCCCTGTTCTGGCGGGTCTCTGGGAAGCGGTCAAATGCGTGTCGAGCGCTTTTAATAACCACTTATCTTGTATGTTTCGGTCTACTCGCTCTCCGACAATTTGCTTAAGCCCTGCCATAGCTCCTCCTCAACTTCTCGTTTCGTCGTTCCAATAATATGGAGTATCCACTCTACCGACGAATGCTTCATTAAATTACTGTCCCTTAATCTATCTCTTTTCTTTAGGTGCCCGTACACACCGTCGGCCTCAATAACTATTTTACTATCTGCAATAAAAAAGTCAACAGTGTACGGGTAAAACGAATACTGTTGGTCGTACCTCATTCCAAAATCAGATAAACATTCAGCAATTATGTTTTCCTGCTTTGTATAATCGGTAGGCTTAATCATTATCACCTGTTAGCTGCTCCTTCAGCTTATCGAAAAGCCCTTCAGTATCGTTAAACAAGGCTTTAATCCCGTTCAACCCCATAGCCTTATCCTCCCCGTAAGTATACCACGCCCCTGCTCGTTTAATCAACCCCTTATTTAAAGCCTCTCTGATAAAGCTTTCTACGATATCTATGCCACCCGACACTCTAAACGGTACGATTACCGATTTCCAATGCTCGCCACCCACCTTACTTTTACGTAAACGAATTTCCATATCAAACCCGATCTTTTCTTTGTCCTCTTCTAGCCACCCGCTTCGTCGTACTTGCAATAAGAAATGCGCAAAGAATGTTTGAGCTAGACCTCCAGGCATATTATCAATAGCCACTGGCCCTAAACTAGACCTGACTTGGTTAATCGCCACAAAAGCTGATCCATTCTTTAGGTTAGGCAACAATTTAGGCAAAGATGAATTGATGAATCGTGCTTGCCATGCCATTGGGTTATATGAAAACTCTTCTTCTACAACAGTCGTAGGAACTAATCCAGCAATGCTATCTAAAACAATAACGTCTACCCCCACCTTCATCATTTCCCTAGCTACAGTAAAAGCGTCTTCTCCGTTAGTGGGCTGAGCTACTACCATCTTATCAGTATCCACCCCACATTTCGCCATCCAGCCCGAATCCCACGATAATTCAGTGTCAATCCACCCAGCACTTCCCCCCGCAGCTTGGGCATTAGCGACTATTTGTGAGGCCAAGTAAGACTTGCCTACATTTGTAGGCCCGTATAAAAGCGTCATTCGTTTCTTGGGGATACCGCCACCGGTTAAACTGTCTAATGAGGGAATCCCAAAAGGAATTCTATCGTATTCAAAAGCAGTATCATCTCCTCTAAACAAATTTAAGTCTTTTTTAGATAGCAACTGCTCGATAGCATCCTCTGCCTTGTCCTTCATAATTACTCCTAACTGCTCGAATCCAATACTTCTTCTATTTGAGCGTCTATCTTATCTTTCACAAACGTCCATACAACGTCCGCAATTGCCTTAGACTCTTCTAACTGCGGCTCTACAGGCAACGCTGTATCAATCTGAGCAACTGTAAGGTCTACCCGCCCATATTGATTCTGTTCCAATGGGCCTACTCTAAACGTGAACCCTAAATGTACATCTACTTTAGCCATTACTAGCCTCCTTTAAAACTTTCCTAATCTTGTATTAAGTTGTATGTATTGCTTTAACACCCACTGCCAAACATTTCGTTCAGTCAAATCATTGGTTGCTCGTGTGTGCGCTTCGTTCAACTTCTCACTTATCCAAATACAATCACTAATTCTTTCTTCATCCATTAATTACCCCAATCTATATAACTCACTATATCATCTTTATTACCATTTGTCACCCACTCAGTAAAGTTAACCTTAGTTGCCCATGATGGGGAACAAATCTCTTTATCTACAAACAACGGAATTCCTAAACTATTATGCTCTAATAACTGCGTTACGTGGTCAGAAATTTCAGGTAACTCTGAGTTATGTATTTCGCAAATAATTTCGTCATGTACCTGTAACACCACATTGCTCTTTTTGTCCTGTAGATAATTATGAACCTCGATCAACCGCTCATTTAAAATATCCGCACTGGTTCCTTGCACTAAATAGTTCACACCTTTATAACTAGTGTCGCTGGGTATTTTGTATACCCTGCCGTACTTATTCTTAATCCACCCTCTCTGCTCTACCGCAGCCATGACTCCTTTAATGAACTCTCTAGAGCCCTCAATACTATCCAGATACTTCTTCTTATACTGATAGGCTTCCCCTTGAGTTGTTCTAAGTTGCTGGGACAGTTTCTGACTACCTATTCCGTAGATAATCCCAAAGGTAATGCTCTTAGCCATTTGTCTGTAGAACTTATACTCAGGGTGTGTCTCGTCTAAACCAAAGGCAAGCTTCGCGGTCTCTCCATGGAAGTCCACATCATTGTGTTTCAGCAATTCCTTGATTTCTGCGTTCTGCAAATAACTTAGAAAGACCCTGACTTCCATTTGAGAGTAGTCGAAACTAACTAACGTGTATCCTTCTCTTGGAATAAACAGTCTTCTAACCGAAACTTGTTCGTAATCATCCTCAGCATACGATTCGTCTCCTACAAATCCCCATGTATCTAGAACATCGTCACTTAAATCCGTAGAGGAAGCCCCTCCTTTGCTTGCTATGACGGCTTCTATACGTTCTCTAACGACAGAACGTTCTTCCTCCGTTAGTTGTGTGTCCTTTAGTTTAAAATGTGTTCTTGGGATATTCTGAAGGTTAGGATTTCTAGAGGAAAGCCTCCCTGTCAATGTCCCCCAATTACAAAAAGACGTGTGTAGAACAGCCTTGTCGATATACGGCTCCAAATATGTAGAGGCTAGTTTACCCAATGCTCTATGTTGTCTAATAAATCCTGCTATAGGTTGGTTGATTTGTATCAACGCGCCTTCGCCCCATGATTCTTTACCCTTAGGAGTATGTAATGTTGAGTGTATACCTAACTCACGGAACACTGCTCCAATTTCTTGAGTACTTTGAATATTAAACTCTCTCCCAGCCAATTCGTAAATCGCCTTAGCTACCTCTTCTTGTCTCTGTAAAACTCGTTTCTTCGCCTGTTGAGCATAAGAAGAGTCGATTAAAACCCCTCTATTTTCCATGGCATACAGAACCTTAGTTAACGCATATTCCAATTGTAAGATTTCGCTTTGCCCACTTTGCTTTACTTTTCTCAAACAGTCTATGTATAACCTGTACGTCCAATAAACATCTTGCTCACAGTATGCGCCTAATACCTCTGGAGGAGTTTCTGAGAAGTCTTTACTCCATTTATTAGACCGCAAGTATTTCTTCGTATCTATATCGTACTGGGCAGCTTTCTCTCCATAAAATCTAATGATGGTTTTGGTTAGGCCGAGTTCTTTTACGGTAGAGTCCGCCGTTAAACGCACTAGAATCATCCCATCTATAAGATTAATCCCGGTTATGTCCAATCCCCCATTTTCCAGAAATCGTGCATCAAATTTTAAATTATACCCTAACAAAGTCTCTCTATCACTCATGACCTTCATTAAATCTTTCACTAGGTCTGGAGATAGATTCACCCCTTGTTGGTGTCGTACCGGAAAATAAAAGGTCTCTATCTCTTCAGTCTCTAAAGAAAGTACGCCAATACCTATTCCACAAAGTTGGTTCATCCCATAGGGGTCTAACCCATTCGTTTCCACATCTACTGCCCACATTGGATACAAACGTAACTGGTCTAACGCTTTCTTGTACGCTTTTTCGTTGTCTATTAACATCCTCTGTGAGCCTAGAAAAGATTGTCATTGGCATACTCGTCCCGGACTTCCTTCTCATCTGCGTCAGCAGAGGAGTTAGAGGCAGCGGGAGTCCAAATCGCACTGTATCTTTCCTTAAAGTAGTCTCTAACGGGAGCCAGTTCCTCTTCCATCTCAGGAACCTCTGCGGTTCGTGCGGTAGGTGAAATGGTGTACGAGGTATCGTACATGCCTGCGCCTGTACGCTTAATTCTTATTACACCCTTGTTCAAGGAACCCCAATCATTGTATACATCTATGAGTTGGTTGAACAGGTAATCATTCCGACCAAATGTTAGAGCAATGACCTTGTACTCATTCACGACTTCCTTAAAAAGCTTCTTTCCGCCGGGGCCTTCTATCTGCTCCCACTCGTCTTGCCTCTTACCGGTATGAATAATCTCATGAACATACGCCCAGAACGCGAACTTGTTAGATGCTTTAGTATCTGCTGGCACAGCACTCGCATCTACATCATCATCCTTCAAGAGGTTAGCGAACCTATTTCCATTTCTAAATGTGTACATCTGAATCTGGTCTAAATACTTATCGTCTGGCTCACCTGTTGCTGTAACTGTAACAAACGCTTGGTCAC